AAGTTAGTTCTCACAAACTCAAACGTAGTTCTGAACGGCACCGATATCACATCAAGCGTTGCAGCAGTAACTCTGTCAACTTCGGCTGCCGAAGTACCAACAACAAACTTCGGTTCAGGTGGTGCAGTAACTCGCGTCTCAGGATTGATTGACAACTCGGTGACACTCTCGTTGCACAACGACTACAACGCCATCGACGGACTCATCATGCCATTGATCGGTTCGACCGCTGTCACGATGGTTGTGAAACCAGCAGGCACAGCCGCAGCAGGATCAGCAACACCGCATTACACCTTCTCTGTGCTTTGCACAGAGTTCAGCCCAGTCAACGGTGCTGTCGGTGAATTGAACACAGCCGATGTAACGTGGCCGATCAGCGGAACAATCACCAAATCAACAGGTGCATAATTCTTAACAAAACAATCAGGAGGTAAGAATGAAAATCAACCTAGAAGTGACGACGCTAGACAACGTCACCACAAAAGTGACCGCACAGTTCGCAGACTTCATCGCATTCGAAGGCGAGAAGAATCGTTCGGTCGCAAACTTCCAAACAGAACTACGCCTCACCGATCTTGCCTGGTTGGCTTGGCATGCAACGAAGCGCACGAAGAAGACCGCGATGAAGTTCGAAGAATGGATTGAAACAGTTGAGAGTGTGGAGGTTGGAACCGACTCTGCGGTGATCGTCCCTTTGGAGAACAATCAGCCCACTGGCTGATCGCATACCTCGCCTGCGAGACACACATCGCACCATCGGTGCTACTACAAGAATCACCTAGAATGCTGTACACAATGCTCGGCTATCTGCGCTGGAAGAGCGTCAAATCCAACCCACCACAAAGGATTCAGTGATGGCCTTCTCAGCATTCCCAAGTCTGCCAGGTGACACAGGTGGAACTCTTGGTCGTGCCGGCACCGCAGCCGTCGCAGGTAACACTGTCATCGTCAAAGACTTGTTTGAAACTTTGCGCAAGTTCCAGAAGGCAAGTCCGCAGTTCAACAAAGAGATGCGCAAAGTCGCTTACACAATCGCCAGAGATCTTGAATCAAAAGTCAAACTAGAAGCAACCACAGTCAGTCGAGCGAGTCAGGCAATACAAGTTGCCAAAGGTTTACGAGCAAGCAATGACCGCATCCCGACTATCAAGTTGCGTGGTAAAGAATCGTTCGTATCTAAGACTCGTCCGAACAGTAAGCGCAAAACGAAAGTGACTCGTGCCGATGTGTTCTTCGGTGCGGAGTTCGGTGGCGGTGCTAGACCGACCACGAAACAGTTCTTGAGACATCGAGGTCAGTCGGGCTACTTCTTCTGGCCGACCGTCCGCAAACGCAAGAACGCCATAGCCAAGGAATACCTAGATGGCATGGACCGTGTCGTTAAAGAACTAGGCATCGGCTGAAAGCCTTACAGAATAAGGCTTAAAAAATCTTTCAAAAATAGTTGCATTTGTCTTACAATTCCTATAGATTGTCTTACATACCTAAGGAGGTAGTCATGCAAATCAAACACAAGAACCAAACATTGAAAGTTATTGAAATCAAAGAACACACTCCAAGCATGCGCACAACAGGCTGGACACACTTTGCAGCAGTACAACGACCAAAGGGAACCAAGGTTTACTACGCAAACCTTTTGATTGTTGACAACGAAATCATTCATTCAATCGTGGTGATGTGATGACAAATCAATATCCAACCATCACCATTCGACTCAACCAAGAACTCAAGACACTCATCAAGCGTCAAGCCAAGCGTGAAGATGTGACCGCGTCCGAACTACTTCGCCGATACATTGAGGCAGGTCTGCACAATGTTTGAAGTCGTCGGGTTCCCATCGGTCAAATCAATCTACCCAAAGACCATCGCCACATCATGGATGGAGTTTGCAACCATGCTCGGCAACCATCAAGAACGCGAACAGAAGTCTGACGGCAAGTTGTATTCGCCAGTCACATACCGTGAACACACAACTCGTGGCAATCGCAACGTGTCGCATGTCTGGGCGTTGGTTGCCGACCTTGACGGTGAAGCATTCGAGCAGGCTGATCTCGGATCGTATATACACTTCGCCTATACAACCTGGTCACATCGTGACAACGATCCACACTGGCACGTTGTCGTTCCGTTTGAGCAGGCTGTGCCGGTACAGAATTGGGAAGAAGTCTGGTATGAGACACATGAGCGTCTTCGTCTCAAAGGCGACCCAGCAACCAAAGACCCTGCCCGTATCTTCTATCTGCCACAGCACGAAGCAGGTCAACCATTCCGTACACATCATTCAGGTTGGCGATTCCTTGACCCGACAATCACTGACATCGCAGCACCGACACGCACGTTCTCAACACCGAGCATTCGCTCAACTCGTCAGCCGCGTCGTGGTAATCCGATGCGATGTGTTCTTGACCCGAAGTGGTGGGATGCACCAATCGATTTGTCAGAGTACAAAGGCATGACGCAAGCGGAGATACATAGAGACATGCAACGTGAGTGGGCTGAGCTGCGTAAACGGATGGCTGCTAACTGAGTAGAATTGCTTCACCATGGCAGGTGAACGCACATTCGTTGTAAAGATTCTCGGCAACGCCGACGGTGCTATCACGGCGTTCAAGAACCTTGCCCGCGAAGGACAGCAATCAATCGAGAAGGTGCAGTCGATCGGTGCCGGACTTGGCAAAGCATTTGACTTCGTAAAGAAAGGTGCATTCATTGCGCTCGGTGCATTGACCGCAGTAGCAGGTGCAGCGACAGCAGCCGTCGCAGCAGCGGCAGCCGACGAAGCATCACAGAAAAGTCTTGAAGCACAGTTGATTCGTTCAGCTGCTGCAACACAAGCACAGGTTCAAGCAACCGAAGCGTTCATTGAGAAGGCGATGTTGGCGACAGGTATCGCCGACGATGAGTTGCGTCCGGCGTTCGGCAATCTTGTCAGAGCAACAGGCGATCTAGAAAAATCTCAGCGTTTGTTCAATCTTGCGCTTGACATTAGTGCTGCTACTGGTCGCGACTTAGAAGCAGTCACACTCGGCCTCGGTCGTGCGGCAACAGGCAACATTTCCGCTTTGACTCGACTCGGCATACCGCTCGATGAGAACACCAAGAAGAGCAAAGACTTCGGTGCCGCGCTCAATACTTTGGAACAACAATTTGGTGGTGCTGCCGCAACCGCAGCCGACACATTCGCTGGACGAGTAAAGATACTCCGCACATCATTCGGCGAAGTAGTAGAAACAATCGGCTTCCTACTGCTACCAGCATTCGAGAAGATCGTGGAGTTCTTACAGAAGCGAATCATCCCAGCGTTGAAAGCTGCGGTTGACGGGTTCAAAGATGAAGGTTTGGCTGGTGCGGTCAAATACTTTGCCGCCGCAATGGGTCCAGCATCGTTCATAGTCATTGACGCAATCGAAAGAATGATTCTTTCGGTGATCGAGTTTGAACAAGCGATCGTCAACTTCTTCAAACCAGGGTTCGCGTTCATAGACATTCTTCGAGCGATCGGTTCGGCTGTCACAGGTGGCGACGGAATCATCACAGTTGAACAGATGCTCATTGACCGAACCGAAGCAGTCACAGATCGCTTCGACAAACTGCGATTATCAATTCTTAACACGACCGCAGCATTGAATCTGTCCGGCAACAAGATCTCACCATTGATTGACCAGACCGACAGACTAGGAACCAAAGTTCTACCTAAAGCCAAAGAATCAACCGATGACTGGTCAACATCGCTGTCAGATCTTGACAAGAAAACAGGTGGCGCAGCCAAGACGGTTGAGACAGCCAAACAGAAGTTTGAGAAGTACACAGATGCGTTGAAGTCTTCGACATCTGCACAGAAGGCGTTCAACAATGCGCAGAAGGGTAGTGCGCAGGCTGCCGATAATTTGAAAGCCGCGCAAGATGATGTTGCCGCCAAACAGAAGGCATTAAACGATGCGGTCAATGGGTTCGGTGCTGATTCGGATCAGGCTAAGAAGGCTCAGCGAGAACTGTCGGCGGCTCAACGCAATGTGGCACAGGCTGGATTCCGTGTCGAGGAAGCGGTGTTCGCTGTCGCTGACGCTGAGAAGGCACTTGCCGAACTTCGCGCCGATCCTCAATCCAGTGCGCAGGCTATCCGCCAGGCTGAGATTGATTTGGCGCAAGCGAAGTTGGCTGTTGCTGATGCAAGTGACTCGGAGTTTGATGCAACAAACAAACTGAAAGACGCACAACTTGTTTTGAACGAAGCGGTGAGCGGTGCGATCATCGGTTCGGATACCTACAACAAACTTCTTGACGCGGTCAATGATGCAAAAGTCAAAGAGAAGGAAGCGTCGGATCGTTTGACTGATGCTGTCGAGCGTGAGACTGAAGCCTACGAGAATCTTGCTGAGGCGATCAAGAAGGTGGCTGAGGCTGCTGCAACTATGCCGAACCGCAATCTAACCATCCCTTCATTGCCGACTGTTCCAACACCTGGCATGGCTGCTGGTGGCGGAACATCTGCCACAGGTGGCGCAGGTACGAACATCAATATCAACACGGGTATCGGTACGAATGGTGTTGAGGCTGGGCGGCAAATTGTTGAGGTGTTGCAGCAATATAGTCGGATCGCTGGTGGGAACTTTCTAGAGTTCGCGGTTGCGTAGTTATGCCTAAGACACTCAAGTGGGGTCAAGAGTATTCAGTTCTATTGGATGTCGGTGCTGTCGCTGACGCATTCACACTCGACTCGTCAACGCTTGATGGTACGGATGTGTTGAATGGTTCAACTGATTTTGTGGACGCAACCGAATACATTCTTGCCGTGTCGGTTCAGCGTGGCCGTGGCGCACAAACCGAACAATTCCAGCCAGGCACCTGCCGCATCTTGGCTGACGACCGCGCATCAAGCAGACTCTTCGACCCAGCCAACACCGCATCAACTTGGTATGCAGGCGACTTTGATCTAGCTCCGAGACGTGCGATCAAGGTTCTTGCTGGCACAGCCGAACTGTTCGTCGGAGCAATCACCGACCTCGACATCACCTACGAGATGCCGAACTTGTCGTTTGCGTCAATCATCGCAGCCGACGGTCTATACGAGTTGAGCCGTACCAGCCTCACCGCATTCACACCATCATCACAACTAACTTCGGCAAGAGTGTCAGCGATCTTGGACCGCACCGAGGTTGCCTACTCGACGGCGTTGCGTGACATCGCCACAGGTGTCGCAACCTGCGGCACCGTCGCCTATCCAGACAACACAAACACTTTGACTGCGTTGCAAGCTGTCGCAGTCGCAGAAGATGGCAGGCTCTTCGCAAATCGAAGAAACCAGATTGTGTTCGATCCGAGAATAGATTTCACATTCTCAACCGCAATCGCATCGTTCGGTGGCACAGCCACCAACGAGATACCGATACTGTCTATCGGTGTCGCATACGGTCAAGAAACTTTGTTCAACCGTGTACAGGTAGATGTTGAAGGTGGTACCGCAGCGCAAGTCGCAGCCGACTCGACAAGCCAAGGCAAGTATGGTGTGCAAACTTTGTCGTTCTCGAATGTGCCTCTAAACAATTTGGCGGCTGGGTCAGCGTTGGCACAAAACCTATTGGACAAATACAAAGAACCAATCATCCGATTCAACGAAATCTCAACCAGTCTGAACGCTTGCGGTTCGGCACTCTGGCCAACCGTACTGGCACTCGATGTCGGCGACATCATCAATGTCACCAAAACCTACACAACAGGACTACCGCTCACCCGAACCGACTCGGTGTTTATCGAATCCGTCAACCACGACATCACGACATCCGACCATCGGATAAGATTCGGTCTAGGTCAGGCACAACTCTTGACCGCATTTATACTGGATGAGTCTCAACTTGACGATGTCGATGTTGGGCTAGGATAGGAGCAATATGGCACTTCAAAGTTTCTCTAGTGGGCAGACGCTCACTGCTGCGCAGATGAACGATCTGCAAAAAAACGACTACAACCAAACA